CTTCGATGTCTTTCTGAGGGAGCTTCGCCAGAACGTCCAAGTGCGCCTTGTGTGCCGGATCATCCAGCACCTCGACGCCTAACAGGAATACACCGCCTTCCCGCTCTATCGGATTAAGAGCGGCAGACGGCGTGGAGAGGCCGCGCACGCTGTCGGCTTCAGTTGAGGTTAGAAGGATGAACATAGGCATCAGACATTCGCTCCGACTGAGGTCGCCCACGCCTGCACCGCGTTGTAGCGCGCAAGACGCTGCGCTTGACTGAGCGCGGCACCGACAGCCGAGAACCCAATCGAGGCCGCGCGGAAGCCCGCCGCCGTTCCAACGTTGTTGTAAGCGCCGAGGAAAATGCTGTTCGCGGGAAGCGAAACCCCAACCGCAGCCGGGTCAACCGTGCGCGTCATGCTGACGCCGTTTTTTGAACCATAGACATCGGTCACAGCCGCGCCATTCCGGCCGCCTTGCGTGAGGCCGAGGCTGCTTGCGGACGGCAGCGTAAACGTAGCCGCCGCGCTTCCCGCTTGAACGAACGCGTTTCCGGCGGCTCGTGGGCGCATGGTGATGGCGCGACTCGAGCTGTTGATTACGCCGGCCGCGTAGGTGTTCGCGCTCAACTCCGCGCGCTCGTAAACCTCCAGATGGATGGAGGTGGCCGTCATCACCGCCGCGTGGGTCAATGGAATGAAACCTGTGTCGATGTACTGCGTCGTGCCGTTGAAGGCGTACCCGCGATCCGTCGTGAAGGTCGGTGAATTGGTCGCCACGGCAAGCCTGCGCTGCTTCAGGGAGGTGAGAGCCTGCGCGAGGTTCTCGGCCCACAAGCCCCAATAGTCATCCGTCAAATCCCATGCTCCGGAAGCCCTCTCAGCAGCGATGAAGGTGCCAACGATAACCGCGCGTCCAGCCGACACCGTGCCACCGTTGGCCACGACACTGGCAACCCATGCGTTAAGGGTGTCTAGCCCGCTGCCCTGCGTTGCAGACGACATCAGGATATCGGAGAAGCGCATCAGGTGAAGTTCCCCACGCCGACCACAGCGATGCTTGCGCCGGTTGTAACCTTCCACGCCCCGGAGACGCTAAAGCAGCCAATCGGGACGACGATGGGACGAAGGTCTGCCAACGTGCCGGTCGTGAACGTGTAAATGACCGTCGCGTTGTCGAGGACCGTGGTTGTTCCCGCCCCCGTCGTCGTGGGCTGCAAGATGACGTGGCTGAGATAGTCACCCGCCGCGCCGGTCGCGCCTAGAACTTGCGCCGTCTGCCCGGCTGCTACCGTCTCGTACTGAAAACCAGCGGGGACAACGGAAAAGCTGGCGCTTGGCGCTTTCGCGCCACCGCCGATGACCTCTACCAGAGTTGCATTGCTCATCAGACCATCCCTCCCGACTGGATAATGCGCCCAGTAAGAGACTGTGGGCTGGCCGCCGTCGTGATAACAAAACGCACAGCGGTCACCGGATTATTGATTGTGGCATCTGCCGTGGCAGTCTTGGAGACCATGGTCGCGTGGTCGAACCACGTCTGGGTGCCGTTGGGCCAAGTCGTCGCCTGCACATCGTCGTAGGTGTACTGCAACTTGTAGGTTGCCCCAGTCACGGCTGTAACAGCAACCGAGATGTTTGCGGGAGGATAGACATCCAAAGGAATGATCTGGCTCGTGCCAAGCCCGTTGACTCCAACGGTAATGGCACCCGCCGCAGCCCCCGAGATGGTAACTCCGGTGACTTCTTTGAAATACTTGGTGGTCGCAACGGTTTCGTTGTTGGGTCCGGTAATAGAGGTCTGGGATATCGTGTTGCCGTCACGGTCGCGTCCCGTAACGTCTAACGTCCGATTGGAGATATCCGAGCCTGAGTAAATCGTGACGATCTGGGGGGAGGCGAACGTGGCCACACCACCCGTGGCGAGAGCGCCATTGATCGTGACCGCACCCGCGCCTGCTGGCGTCTGGGATGCGGCAACGCCGTCAGCATCGAGAACTGATGGCGAAAGAGAAACTGTAATGGGTCGCATAATTCATCCTCTACAAAGGATTACCGCGCAAAAATGGCCCGTAACCGGAGCTACGGGCCAAGTCTGCGAGGAGGAAGCCGGGAGTGACACCGGCTATTAACGCCCGGAGTGGAGGCGCTAATCCAGTTGTTAGGTCGGGTTGACGGCGATGCCGCTGGTGGCGGCGGTAGCCGCAGCACCATCGACATAGATTTGACCACGCGTGGTGGCGTCAGTACCAAACTCGGTGATGCCAACCATCGTGCAGTCCTTCATCAGAAGGAGGCCGCCGGCAGAGGCTGGAAGCGTGGCCAGACCGCTCATCGTGGTCGAGCCAGACTGCGCGGCGTTGCCGAACACGCAACTCCGGAAGAGGGTCGTGCGGTCGATGCAGCCCGCACCCGTTCCAAGGATACCAATGGTGGTAGCCGAAGAGGTGTAGAACGGGAAGTTGCAGCCAATGAACTCGTTGCGCGGTGTCGCTGCCGCCAGTTCAAGAGTGGCATTAGCCACCGTCTTGGTCACAGTATCGAGACCCATCGTGCAGTTGACGAAGCGATTCTCGCCCGTCCCGCTGACCAGAAGGCTACGACTGGTCGTTGACTGCGCCGAAGCGGCATCACCTGCGCCGCCGAACATGACGTTTTCAAAGTAGTTACGTCCACCCGTGACAGTGAAGCAAATCTGACTTGCTCCTCCGGTCGAAAAGCCGTTGAAAAAGGACACGTTCTTGATGATGCAGCCCGAACCAGACATCGTCACAAAGTTGCCAGACCCGAAGGTCGCCATCGTATAGGTGCCAGTCGGGGGAGCGAAGCGAGCGCGGCTGTCGGGGGACGGAGCGCCCATGCCAACAATGTGAACCGCGTTCTTGCTCAGAACGAGGGTGCCAGCCGTGACCGTCGAATCGACAGCCACAGCATTCGCCAGCGACAGACGCTGCGAGCCCGTGGACAGACCATTATCAACGATGACAATGACATCATTGTAGCCATCACGGGCATTCGCATAAGCGGAATAGATCGTCTTTTTCGGAGACGAAGCATTACCATTATAGCTATCAGACCCGTTCACATAATCGACAAAGATGACTCGACCATTGGTCAGCGGGATTCCGCTGATTCCCATGGTGGGAACGCCATCGACAAGAAGACCGTTGAGAAATTCAGTGGTGGTATCAGACATTAAAGCCTCCAGAAAAATTGGCCAACGCTACGCGGAGGGAAGGACGCCGGGAAGCTGATTGGCCTCCCGGCGTTGAGAGAAGATTATCAGCTTGCGCCGGGGCTGCCGTACATCCCAAGCGGATCAGAGACACCGAACGAATAGCGAGCGCGAGCCCGATACCGCACGTTGCCCGTATCGAAGTCGCCGTCCATGGAAGTCTTCATGGGCATGCGTTCGAAGTGCTTCAGACCATTCGGCACATCCGTCTTCAGGAACCAAGCATTGGTGTCCGTCAGGTAATGGTTGACCGTGTAGCCTTCCGGGATCGACCCGTTGTTCTTGATCGCATTGATGTCGTTGTTCGCCACACCGACACGAAGTTCGGTCTGGAGAAGACGAGTCGCAACGAACATGAGAGCCGTCGGAATGATCAGCTTGCGAGGCTGGGCTGCAATCAGCAGTCCGCGTTCGTCAAGCCATCCGGCGATCTGGATGACAGCCGCTTCCAGCGAGGTCTCGTTGAGGTCGGCACCCGTCGTCGGACGATTGCTGTTGGTGCCACCGCTGACCAGCGGATGGTCCGTAGCAAACAGACGCTTGCCATCGCCGTACAGGAAGCTCGCACTGAAGCCATTGTTGAGAATGGCAGCAGCCTTGACCTGCTTGGTGTAGGCCATCGAGCGAGCCAGCGCCTTGGTGTACCGGGTCGAGAGCGAGTCATACAGGTTATCTTCCATCGCTTCTTCAGTGATGGAGAAACCCATGGCTACCGTCTCATGGGTATACCGCGCCGTCCAAGCTTCCTGCGCGTTGTCGTAGGCGATGCCTTCGCCTTCCGCCTTGACCGGGGCTGCCGCAAACGTGGCGAGCTTGGTCTCTTCTTCGAACGAACGCTCGGAAGTCTCCGTATCGAAGATTTCCGTGTCTTCGTTTTCGTACTTCTTGTACTCCAGCCCAAACAGAGCGTTGAGACCGGGGAGCAACTCCTTGAGGAGTTGTGCGCGTGAAATTGCCATTGTCTAATGCTCCCTTAGATCGCGAGTGCGCGCTGATAGGCGTGCATTCCGAAGTTCCAAGAAACCAGAACGTCGGGGTAATCGTCCGTAGGGGCAAGGCAATCCTGTGCAATGCCAGCGGCAATGCCGGGTTCTACGTTGTTACCGGCCCAGCCGATAATACGCAGCGGCAGGGTATCGGTCGTAGCGACCGTGGACACATCCAGAGTGACGCCGCTGTTGCCAGAGGTCGTCACGCCCGCACCCTGAACCACACCAGCGTTGTTGAACAACATGGTCTGGGTCATGGCCGCATTACCCTGAATCCTGAAGACCGTGGACGGGTCATCGCAGACATAGGCAATGGAAAGCGTCGAGTTCGCCGGAACGGTGTTCGCCGTGTACATCTGGCGGAACGTCGATCCGTAGGTCGGGTCCATGTACGACACGCCCATGAAGATGCCAATCGGCGTCAGCGTGGAGGTGCCAACATCCTTAGCGATGGTGCCGGTATCAACGAGTTTGACGACATCACCAAAGAAGATGCTCGTAGCGTAGTTGGATGCGATAGGCAGCATCCGGGTCGAGCCTGCAAAAGGACGGCCACCGATCAAATTGACCGGCACCATCCCGTAGGCGGAGGCAGTGTTTGCCATGATAGGTCCTCTGTTTAGGTGCCCTACTTATTCGGGCGACCTGATCCAAACGTCACAGTTGAAGTACGAGACGGTGCGAGAATGGGCATACGAGGATCAGCCTGCTTCATGAAGTTGTGATCAGATGCCTGAATCTGATTCTTTGTCAGCTTCGTGAAGTGGGCAGCCCGTTGTTCAGCCCGTTCCGATTCCATCTTGCAAAGGAGAAGGCCACCGACTTCCAGATTCTCCGGAAAGCGCGTCTTGTGATCCTGCATCAGACCAAGATGCATAACCTCTTCCTTGGGGACTGGAATCCAGCCCTCGCGGAAGCGGGTAGACACATTGGTCGGGTCTGCCTGACCAAGAGTTGCCGTCCGAATCCAGCGATAGACGTATCCATCCTGAGGGTCCGGGTCGGGTAGCTTTGACGGCTCAACCCAAGCTTCAGTCCGTTGCGTAGCCTCACGGGTATCATTGGTGCGTGGGGCGCGGGGGTCCGAGTTAGCCATCGTTGTTCTCCAGTCTAATCATTTCTCGGGCATACTGTTGTTCAGTAATTCCAAGACGCTTTGCCAGCGCCACTTGGGACGCCGTGAGAGTCACCCGGTTACTGGCCCTTCCCGCAGGACTGCGGGTTACGCCAGCAACGGCATTCCTACGGGGCGGTGACTGAGTGCGCCCGTTGGTGCCATTCCCGTTACGGGAATTCCCTTCGTCTTCATCCCGGAAATAATTCGGGAACGACTCGCGAACTGCCTTGTTGATCTCCGCGAAGTATTTCGGAGATTCCAAGGGAATCTTTTTCTCAAGCAACTCTTCGTGGACACCGAAGGCAAACGCCGTCATGCGCTTGTCCTGATTGAACCACGGATTGTTTGCTACCCAATCCTGCATCGACTCCGACAGGCGGACTTCCTGACGCTGCGGCTGTTGAACCTGCTCCCTGCGTTCATCCCCCTGAGGGAATGAAATAGGGGGGATGTAGTTCTGGGCCTCTGCCCGCGCCGCAGTCCTTGCCAGTTTCCCCTGAAGTTCCGCAGCCTTCGCGGTGTCGCCAGTCTCCAGCGCCACCCTCAGGCCTTCTTCCAGAGAGATCATCTCCGTTTCTGCCGCCTGCTTGGTACTATCCAAGAGAGTCTTGTGACCCTCCGAGACCAAGCTGCGGAGCTTCTCGTTCTCTCCGTGGACCCTCTTGGCGAAGTCAACGGCGGCGTTATGTTCGCGCTGCCAAGCTTCCTTTGCCCGACGTTCCTCGTGGTATTCCCACTTCATCTGCCTGAGGCGGTCCTGAACACCTTGGGTGTACTGACCGATCTCTTCCTCTTCCGGAATCAGGGACGGGGTGCCGGGAGCGCGGGGCTGCCTGCCCCGGTCTGCTTCTGGCGTATCGTCCTCGACCTCTATCTGGAGATCGTCATCCCCCGGAGCGGATGAAGTCGCAACAACCTTGTCGCCGCTCTTGTCAGGGCGAACATCGATCTCGCTTTCGATTCTCTCGGTAGCCATGATTTCTCCTATGCACGCTCGATGAAGCGCGGATCAGCCACTACAGACAGGATCGAATCGTCATTGATGATGCGAAACTCCTGTTCCTTGATCTTGAAGCGAGCGCCTGTGTAGCTCTTCATCAAAATCCAGTCTCCAACTTTGCACCAAGGCCCAGTCGGAAACTTTACCGTATCCAGATAACAATCCGGACCCATGGCAAGCACATTGCCAACGATTGAGGCGGTATGCTCTCTGGCTTTCAGATCATCAGGGATGAATACATTCCCGATTTTCTCTCCCTGCGGAGGCAAAGCTATCAGCATGTGATAGCCAACCGGCACGGGCATCATTGTCTTGTTCGTTTTCGCCATGACTATTCCTCATCACCGGCTGAATCCGGGTCTTTCAGGAGGGGATGAATATCCTCCATCAGGTCCCACATGCCTCTGAGATAGCCTATCGAATAACGATACTCTTCGAATGTCTGGACACCATTGATGATGGTTTCCTGTGTTCTCTTGAAGCGATCTGTGTATCGCCTCTGAACAAGTTCATTCAGATTCATATTCACTCCGGATGCCTAGGATAACCCCTAGTGGCTCGCTGCGCTCGGTGGCTTGCTTAGTAATTCTGATTCGATCCATTGTTGGATCGTTTCTTGTTGTCCTGACTCTTCAGTTGCTGCGCCCTCATTTCGAGGTCGAGTAGTTCAAGTCCCGTATCAAGCATGTTCTGACGCTTGTTCGCATCTTCGCTGTTTTTGCTTTGAGCGATCTTTACGCCAAGAGCAGCGCCAGCGACTCGTTCCTGTGAGGTGAGCCTGCGCTGATCGGCAGCTTCCTTCTGTGCAAGGGCTGCCATCTTGAACTGTAGTTCCTGCTTCGCAGCCTCGGCCTTCTGCTGGGCCTGCATCTGCTTGATCTGGAGTTCCTGCTGCTGCATCTGAACAACCGGGTCCTGCTGGGCCTGCTGGTTCTTCTTCTGTGCCGCCTCTGCCTGATCCTTCTGGAGGAGCCTCTTGCTTGCCTCCGCCACGGTCTTGGAGAGCATGACTTCCACATCTTCCGGAAGAGGCTGATCCTCTGGCGGAAGGGGAACACCCATCTGCTCTTCGATGCCCTTGCGGTAGGCGTAGGCGAGATGCTCCGACACATGGGCAGCAAGAGCCGCCTGTATGCGGGATGCCTGCGGGCTCTGCCCGACAAGCTCCATGATCTTCGGGTCCTGTGCCGCCGCCAGATGAACCTGAATATGGGCTTCCTGATCCTGATAGAGGAAAGCCTTTACCGGCTTGCCCATCAGCAGCGCCATGTTCTCCGATACCGGGTCCATCGGAGTAATATCCTCCGGGTCCTTGACGATCTTGTCGGCATTCTGGACGCCAAGGATCGTCACGAAATCCCGGTACAGGAGCGGCATATCGAATGCCTGCTGGTCTGTCTGGGCCAACTGGAGGACAGCCTGTCCCTGAACAACCCGCTGCGCCATGCTGGCTGCATTCGGATCGGACACCGGGATGATATCCACTTGAGCGAAGTCCTCGACGCGAGAGCTATCGGCTTGCTCAACCTCGTATTCGTACTCCGGACCCATGTCTGTCGCGATGATATCCGCAATCAGCTTCAGGTCCTGCTTGAGGCTGGCATGGAGTCTTGCCTGAACCGCAGACATGACCTTCATGGATCGCTCCAGAAGGGCAAGTGTGGTGCCGACAGGAGCCTGCTGCGTCATCGCATTGATGGGGAGATCGGGTGCCGCACCAAGCCTGCGGCCTTCCTGAATCATGTCATTCAGGAGACTGTGAAGAACCGCACTCGGTTCCTTGTAGGGCAGGAATGCGATGTTATCCCTGATGTTCCCGGAAGGAACATCGACATCGCGGAACTCACCCGGCATGATCGGACTGTCGTCGCCCTTGATCCTCATGCCTCTGGATTTGAGGCCGCCGGGGAGATTGGCGAGTGTGCCCGCGTCCACAAGCTGTCTAAGAATGCTCGTGGCAGAAGCGGTAATCCCGCCAATCAGGTGAATAAGGCCAGAGCCATAGAAGCCCAAGCCCGGTAGATAGTGATAAGGCGTGAAATGCTGACGCCTGATCTTCATCGGGTCGCTCTCACTCCAGTTCCGGCGAATGGCCAGAACCTTCTGAGACGATTTATCGACCGTG